TTTTTAATTCCCGCGCCGCATCGCTCCGGCGGGCGGCGCGGGTCGCAAGTTAGACCTATGGCAAAGAAACTTTCGATCCTCGACAAAACGTTCCAACTGGCGCTGCTCCTGCATCGCCGGACGGCGGAATTCAATCGCAAATACAAATTCACCATCGGCGACCGTATCGACGTTGTGGCAGAGGAAGCGCAGGAAATGATACTGCGGGCGAATCATCAGACCGACCCGAAACGGGCCGCACAAATCATCTACGATTTCGTCCTGCGTATCGACACACTGTCGCTAAAACTACGGATGGCTGTTGCGCTGGGCCTAATGAGCGACGACGCAAAAGCACAATGCGATATGCTTATCGCAAAGATTAAAGACGAGGCGAGGGGTTGGCGAAACTATTTTCTGCGTGGCGAGGGTGTCGTCGGCAAGAATAACGAGCCGTCGGCAGAGAGCCTATAAATTATTATTTTGAAAAGGGTTTGCATACTATCATTCATAGTTATACCGACAATGCAAAAAACTGGCGAGTACAATTCCAACAACGCGTTCATCTACAACGGCAACACGGGCAACATGAACAACAACAACAAGTATAACACAAACGCCGTGCGTCCGGTTTCCGAATTTCAAGGTAATGTAGACCCTTTCGCCTCGTTCTATAAATCAATGCGGGCGGCATATCGCCTGTGCTTAAAAAACAAGGCGCACACCGCTAATGCGATGCGCTTTTGGCTCAACGAAGAAAGCGAGCTTGTCGCGCTTGCCCGCGAGGTGTTCAACTGCGAATATGTTCCGCGGCAATCTATCGCATTTATCGTTACGAAACCATGCCTGCGCGAAGTAGTAGCCGCCGATTTCCGCGACCGAATCGTGCAGCACTATATCGTCATGCGCCTCGAAGCTCTTTTCGAGGAATGCGGAACACTCGACGATAACATGTTCAGTTGCCGCGTCGGAAAAGGCAACCTTGCGGCCATACAGACCCTACAGCAGCAGATATTCCACCAGTCGAAAGGTTATACCGCCGACTGTTATGTGGCAAAATTCGACCTGCAATCATTCTTTATGAGCATCGACAAACGTCGTCTTTACGACGAGTTGGTCGCATTGGTCGCCAAACGCTACGAGGGATGGGATAAGGATACGCTGTTATATCTTATCCGCGTCGTTACACTGCATAATCCGCAGGACAACGCCGTGCGGAAAACTCCACTTTACGATTGGGCTGACCTGCCGCGCTCGAAGAGCCTCTACAATGTCGATTGGTTTCTCGGTTTAGCCATCGGGAACCTCACGTCGCAATCCGACGCGAATTTCTACAACGCCCCCGCAATGCGGTGGATGCGCTCCGTTGGCCTCGTACCTGTGAACTACGTCGATGATTTCGCATTCGTCGTCCGGGATAAGGCGTCGTTTCTTACGGCCATGCCTTACATTCGGAACTATTTCGCTGCCGAACGGGGACTGACGATGCACCCGCGGAAATTCTACCTACAACACTACTCGAAAGGTATCAAATTTTTAGGTGCGGTTATCAAATACAACCGTGTCTACACGAACAACCAAACCGTCGCACGGTGTTTCGGAAAGATTCACTACTACAACGAAACATGCCGACACAATAGCCGCCGTAAGGCCCGAAATGTCGAGAAACTGGTAACAATCCTAAACTCCTATTTGGGATTGATGCGGCATTTCGATACGTTCAACATCCGCAAACGTATCGCCGCGGAGATTGACACCGTATGGCGCGGCTACATCCATTTCGACGAAGACATCACGACAGCAACGGTCGTTAAACGGTTCCGGCAACGGGAAATCTGCAAATACAACGTCCGCAAACAACGCAGACGCGATTTATTCACACTCAAAAACTTACTCAACGATGGAAACACAGCAGCAAATTAACGAATTACAGTCGCGTCAGTTGGAACTGCGCGCGATCATGGCATCGTCGGACGAACGAGCCGCGAAATGCGTCAAAAACGGAACGTCGTTCCGCGAAACGTACCCTGACGATTTCGCCCGGTACGAGGCCGCGAATGCCGAATACAATCGTAATGAACAGACGCTGGCCGAACTCGAAGCGACGCGGGAGGCGGAGCGAGCCGAGGAAGAGCAGGCGCATAATATCGACGCCGTATGAACCTATTGACCGAACAATCGACAATGGCCGAAACCGTCGTGCAGAACTCGGCGACAGCGATACTGACGTCGATTTTCTATCAAGCCCTTGCAGATTCGATCATTTGGCTGGTCGTTGCGGCTGTGGTCATCGTCTGCGACCTCTTCTTCGGCTGCGAGGCAGCCCGAAAAAGAGGTGAGCGTGTACGCATTTCGCGGGCGGTTCGCCGCACGGTCAACAAAATGTGCGAATACCTGTGCTGGGTCATGCTCGGCATTACTATTTCGATAGGGTTTGCCGCCGACTGGCTGAAATACCTGATTTTCGCCATCATCTACGGCAATGAATTATCGTCGTGCTTGTCTAACTATTTTGCAGCAAAAGGCAAGCGGATAACGTTTAACGTCTTTTCGCTGCTGGGGCGACGGCTCGGTATCGACGAACTCGAACAATGCCACATCGAGGACGATAAGAAGATAGGCCCTAATAAAACAGATAATCATGGCTAACGCGCACAAACTCGTTCCGTTCATCCTGTCGTGGGAGGGCGGATATATGAACGACCCCGACGACGCAGGTGGGGCGACAAACAAAGGAATCACAATCGCAACTTGGCGACTTCATGGATGCGATAACGACGGTGACGGCGATATTGACGCCGACGACCTGCGTATTATTACCACCGAGCAATGGACGGGCATTTTCAAGCGCCAATATTGGGACAGGTGGCGGGCCGACGAGATAGACAACCAGTCAATCGCAAATATCGTTGTCGATTGGGTATGGGCGTCGGGCGTCCACGGCATCAAACAGGTGCAGAAAATCCTCGGTGTCGAGGCTGACGGCATCGTCGGCCGCAAAACACTTGCGGCGCTCAATGGACGCCCCGCCGACCCGTTATTTCATCAGATACAGGCAGCGCGTATCGCGTTCGTCGAAAACATTGTCCGGCGCAAGCCCTCGCAAAAGAAATTTTTGCGAGGATGGAAGAACAGAATTTTAGCGATCAAGTTCGAGCCATGAAACGGGTAATAATACTTATGCTTATATGTGGGTGTTGGGCGTGTGCATCCACACGCAATACTTTACACTCCACCACGCAGGAGCAGATCAAGGAACAGGCCGACACGACATCGGAAGCCTCGACACACAAGCAGGCCGAGGAGCAGCGCGACGTCGTAACTATTTCGAAAACCACGACAGAAACAAAATCGACGACAACCACCTACGATACGAGCCGCCCCGCTGCCGACAGCTTGGGAATCCCGCCGCCCCAGCAGACGACCACAACGGAAACGAAAACCACAAACACGACGGCAACCGTCGATAAATCCGTTATTCGTCAGATCGTCGACGAGCAATTACGCGAAGCCGCCAATAAACAAACGACGACGAACAAACAGAAAGACACAGATACGGAAGAGATCAAAGAGGATTCGACACCGAAGAATCTGCGTTGGCTCGGTATTATTGCAATCTGCGCAACCGTCATCGTGGGATGTTTTTTCGTACTCCGTTTTGTCGGTCGAAAATAAGTTTGTATCTTTGTGCCGATGTCGTTTTACGGCATCGTGCGTTGTGCGGGTGTTGCTTCGGCGACCCCGCATTTTTGTAAAAGTTGTCAAATTGTTGTCAAATATTTTTCGCCTCAATTCGCAATTTACTGAATATAGGATTTATAGGTTAGATAAATACAAGGTTTCCTAACCTAAATTCGCGTTCGAGTCGCGGTGAGGCTACGAAAAGGGAAAGGTTCCGGCCTTTTCCTTTTTTCGTTCCGCCCGGGCGGGAGCGGTTTAAATCTCCTGCCGGAAAAGGGAACATCCGACAATTTACATTATCTTTGCCGCACATATAAAGCCAGTTTATGGAGTCACTCAAAGAATTATATAAGATCGGCAACGGCCCGTCGAGCAGCCACACGATGGGGCCCAAAAAGGCTGCCGAACGTTTTGCCGAACGTAGTCGCGACGTCGATTCATACCGTGTGACACTCTACGGATCGCTCGCCGCCACGGGCAAGGGACACCTCACCGACGTGGCGATCCTTTCGGTGCTCGAACCGGCCGCCCCGACCCGGATCGTCTGGAAACCGGAGGTCGTGCTCCCCTTCCACCCCAACGGCATGCTGTTCGAAGGGCTGAAGGCAGGCAATGTCGCGGACAGCTGGACCATCTACAGCATCGGCGGAGGTGCGCTGGCAAACGAGACGTCGCGTCTCGAAACGCCGCACAGCATCTACCCGCTGACTACCGTCAGCGAGATCAAAGCGTGGTGCAGCCACGAAGGCAAGACTTACTGGGAATACGTAACCGACTGCGAAGGTCCCGAAATCTGGGATTACCTCGACGAGATATGGACCGTGATGTGCGAGACGATCCAGCGCGGCCTGAACAACGACGGCGTACTGCCCGGAGGGCTTAAAGTCGCCCGCAAAGCCAGCACCT